GGAATGTTAAATAATGTTTGAAGATTGGATTAAAGAAAAGCAAACTGCAACAGATCATGACATTGAAAAAGATTTTCAAATTCCTATTAACACATTAAAAAAATGGAGACTGGCTGACAAAGGTCCAATTCATTTTAGGTTAGGAGATAAAATTTTATATCCAAGAGTTGCTTTTGTTGAATGGTTTATGAAACACATGAAGAACAAAAAAGGTAGTGTCATTCCAATCGGATCTAATCGTACCAAGAAGGATCAACGCATAAAATAATACTCTACACTTCGTAGATTATAATTTACATATAATATCTAAGGCTTTATTAGTAGTTCCAATATGCTAAATAAAGTTTTAAAAGATCCTCTTGAAGAGAAAAATGTTTTACCAAAGTTTGCGCTAACTCTTTCACTAACACACTGGTCTCCAACTTCTCTAGGAATGGCTGACGGTCCATTCATTTTTAAATATTTAGAACTTACAAAAGAAGAAAAAAATAGATTGCCTGCAAATAGTCAGATGAAATCTGGAATAGCTTGCGGTCAAGCTGTGCAAGATGTTTTAGCCGATGTGTTATGGAAAATAAATTTACAAAAAAAAATACTTCCTACTAAAAATATTAAATTAACAAAAGATGCCGCTCTTCAAAAGGCAATCGAAAAGTTTAAAGACTACCAACCCAATGACGAAAAAGATCAATGTAAAAAAGATCATTATTTAGAAACGATACCTCAAACGGTAAAACAAATTTTCCTAGCGCTGGAAAAGCTGACAGGAGACAGAGATACAGCTCCTGCAGTAACTTGCGAAAAGTGTATCTCATCTAACCATTCGGATCTTATGATTCCTATGGTTGGTAGAACTGATTTTGAATTTCATGCTTTCCCAGGAGATCCTTCTTCTGGGTTCCTCATCGTGGAATTGAAGACTGTCTGGGATCGCTTTGGTCGCAAAAAAAAAGATGGCAGTTTTTCGCTGATTAAGGCGAAGCTGCCATCTACTCCTTCAGAAAATCATTTACAACAATGCGCTTTTTATTCTTCAGTTTATGATTACAAATTTCCAATCTATTTAATCTATGCCTGTTCGGATGATTACGAAATATATGATTCCAGTAATTGTCCTGGACTAACTAAACAAGGTCTAAAAAAGAATTTCAATAAATTAGTTTCGGTTGCAAAGAGAAGAGAAAGAATGTTGCTGCGCTATAACGATTTAACGAGAGAAGAAATAATACAAAACATTGTTGCTGATACGGATCCTGGATTTTCGCATCCGTATTTTTGGAATGTTGGACCAGAATTTTTAAAAAGAGCTTTTGCATTATGGAATCACGAATGACAATTGGAGAAGTATTGCGCCTGCACCTTCGGATGGAGCGTACAGAAAAGCAAATGAAATTATACAGATTTTTATCAATCACTTTAACAATAACACTAATTTTAGGAGGTCTTATATGTCTAAGCTGATAAAAACCATTAACGATTTTAAAAAATCTCTTAATGGAAAAACCGTAAGTATCTTTGGCAAATCGTATGCCACAGTTGCTTTACGTCTTGCCATTGCAAGAAGAAATTTAGGAACTTCATTAGATATAGTGACTAAAGTTATTCATCACGATGACAAGCAAATTTTGATGCAAGCTGACATCTTTATTGATGGCAAGCATGTGTCAACTGGAACTGCTCACGAGATAAGAGCAACAACCAGAATCAATCAAACTAGTTACGTAGAAAATTGCGAAACTTCCGCTATTGGAAGAGCGCTTGCTATGGCTGGTTTGATTAACGACAGCGTTGCTAGCGCTGAAGAAGTTTCTCTAGCTCGTGAGCAGTCCGATAATAAACTGCAATCTGCACTCAAAAGTCTGGAGTCAATCGACCACGAAGGCGGATATAAAATGTGGCTATCAAATCATCAAGCGACTTTCGTAAATCTGAAAGAAAACGATCCTTTAGCTTATCAAAGATTTCTTGAAAAATTTACAGCTACTCGTAACAAACTGACTAAAAACGGAGTATTAAAAAATGTCGGAAAATAACGAAGGCGCTAAAAAAGAGCGCAAAAACCTTGGCATGGTATTCTTAAATACCAACAAGGAAAAAAGTACGAGCTTTGATATTAAAGGCTCGTGTGTTTTTAATGGACAAAAAATAAGGCTAGGAGGCTATAAAAAAGAAGCTTCTGGCGAAGGCAAAATGGCTAAAGGTACTGTGTTCTATGCTTGGTACCGAGTTGAACCATTTGAAGAAGATGGAGGCGATCCTGCTAGAGCTGCTGAAGCTACAGCATTTGAACCTTCAAAGTTGGAGGTATAAATGGATGCGGATAAGTTTAAATCAGTAGCCATAAATATTGACTCCTACAAAAAACTTAGAGAGTTGGCGGACAAACGTTTTGAGCTTCCAATCTCTCTTAGTAAAACCACAGAATTTTTGATCAAGCAATCACATGACGAGTACAAAAAAGATGGAAAGTCAGCAAGATAAATTGCAAGACATAAAATCTGTAAAGGAAAAACAGTACGGATCCTTCAGCGGCAATATGAGTAAAATTGCTGCTGCTTGGAACGTGCTGTTGAAGGACCAGCTCAGGTTAGGAATAGAACCTTGGCAAGTTGCCTTGATGTATGCGCAAGCCAAGCTAATTAGAATTTCACATAAATATAAAGCTGACTCGTATGATGATGCAGAACTTTATCTGCGCCAGGCGCAGGAACTACAAAAACCTATTAGCGAAGATCAACTTAGAAAATATTTTAAATGGATGAAAAAACGAAAAAAATGAACACCGATAAAAAACAAACCGTTGGTGCTATTAAAGCAGCTGTTGATCAAGCTAAAAAAGCTAGACCAATAGAATACACAATTAAAAAAGGTAACTCATTTAAGAAACGGATTGATGCCTATTGGAAAAAACAAAAAAAATGAGCTTCTATCCAAGAAATCAAAACAATATTATTAATTTTCCAAAAAATAAAAAACCTAATTTACAGGCAAAAGCAAAAGATCAAATCCTCGCTGAAAGTCTGGTTAATATTAATGAGAATATGAGTACGGACAAATGGGATATTACTGTTGTACCTGATCATGTCTTATACACACTCTCCACCTGCGGAGAAGTCCTAGAATTAGAGCCTATAGTGGCGCAACGTTTAATCGCTAACCTATCATCCAAAATTTTGAAATTGAAAGATGAATTAACCAACCCATTCGGAGATATATTATGACAAGACAATATAATAAAAAATATCGAACAAGATGTAGATCCTATCCTGTTAATAAATTTTTTGATCCAACAACAGGAAAATTCTGCAAACTAGATAAGACTCCTTGGCATCTAAAAAATGTTGAAGGAAAACCTGGTTACTTTTTGCAAATGGATATGACCATGCAGGAATTGCCAGAAGCTGCCTTTAAAGCTACAGCAGCAAGATCAAGAACTTATGATTTTTCAAATGTTCAAAAACAAATCGATAGCTTTACTAAGGAGGTTAAAAATGAAAGTAGCCAGAACCAGAGTACCTAAACAATGCGAATTTGATGCGATGGTAGGAGCTAACCTGCAATACATAAGAAAGTTTAGAAAACTATCTATGAAAAAAGTTGGAGAGCAGGTTCCTTTTACATTTCAACAGCTGCAAAAGTATGAAAAAGGCAGGAATACAATTAGCGCCTATAAATTAACCAAGCTGTGCGGAATCTATAAAGTTAATATTGCTGATATTGTTAATGAAACCTTTATTGAAAATCATCAAAAATCATTAACTCCACCGTTGGAAGAGATAAAAGACAATCTTAAAAAAGATGGAATAGATTGGAGAGATACTGTTCTACCTGCAAGTCCTGACAATGATATTGAAGATGAGGCTATAGAAATGATGGACAAAGAACATTTTGAAAGGCAATTACGCAAATGAAAATAATTGAAGTTGATGATCTTGAAATAGAATTTGAAAAGCAACATCCAGGCGTGAGCTGTAAATGGTGTATTTATCTTCGAGTAAGAAAAAATGACCATGACAAATTACTATTGATGATCAAAACAAACGATAAACCTAAGACCAGGTTCACAGTCAACAATGGAAATACTGTTTCTTTAATGGATGAAAAACAGAAAGCTGATTTGATTGAAACTTTAAAAGATGTCACAAATTTAGACACATCTATTCAAGATGAAAAATCTAATCCGATGGACAAAATGTTTCATGACTCCGTTGAAGATATTAAAAAAGGAGAAAAGATCGAAGTCATATCAAGAGGCGGATGGAAAAGGTAATTAAAAAAAAAACTGGAGAGGCTGCATTTTTTACAGAACAGGCATTTTTGAATATCGAAGATGCCTATGCAGATCGTAATCCTTTAGCTGAAGCTAAAGCCACTGTGTCGGATATTAAAATAAATAACATCAAATACAGGTTAGAAAAAAATGAAACCGAGAATAAACATAGCAATCCTATTGATAATGCTCCTAGTCATAACGTTACTAATCGCTAGTGGTTAAAATTATATGAAGGAAATATTTACAGAACGAGACACTAAGCTTGCAAGAATAGGCAAACGTTACAAAGGTTTGTCCAGAGTTTGTGCAAGTATTAATGATCTTTACATATACGGAATTACGTCTCAAAATTTTCCACACTTAATGGAGGTTCTTGAAAACGCAAAGGACCATGTAAAGGAACAAATCAGAGATTGTAAATATGAAATTGCTGTTGAGAGCGGTTTGGAAGTTAAAGCTTTACCTCCAACAGATCCTTTAAAACAGGAAAAGAAAATAGTTGATGTTGAAGAACTTTATAAAGGTGGCTTGTGAAATTTAAAACTAAACGAAAAGCCTGGAACGGTGCATCTCCGAAATCCAATACA